AACGCTCACCACGATCTGCTTGTCCGACGGCACCGCGACGACCGCGGCACCGAGCGCCTTGAACGCTTCCACACCGCGCGCCGAGGCCTCCCACACACCGTTGAGGGAACGGTTCTCCTGCGCCCAGCCTTCTGCTGCCCGCGTCGCGGTGAGCGCCTGCTGATTCATCGCCTGGTTCATCGTCGCGGCCGACTCCGCAGCATCGGGGAGCTTGTCCAGCAACTGGTCGAGGTCACGCAGCACCGGCTGATAGGTCCGCTCGACCTTACCGCCGGGGTGCTCCCGTTCGAGCGCTGCCTGCTGGGCGTCGTTGTACGCCTTCAGTTTCTGGGTGACGATGTCCCAGCTGAAGCCCTCCTTGGACAGCGCCTTGGACAGCTCCTCGGTGCTGATGCCGGCCGCCTGCGCGGTGTCGAGCATCTTCTGCACATCGCCGTTGCCCTTACCGGCAGCCGTGAGGTTGTCGGTCAGCGTCTTGTTCAGCAGCGCCCGCGCCGAGTCGCTGCCCGTCGCGTCGCCGAGGACCGTTCCGGCCGGCAGGTTGAACGACTGCTCGCGGTCCAGCGCCGACGGAGCGCCGTCCTTGCGCTCGCCGAGCGCGGTGTTGATGTCCTTTCTGGTCTTGTCCGTCAGCCGCCCGGCGGCCAGCGTGTCCTTCAGCGCGTTCTCCGCGGCCTGCTGTTCGCCGGCCTTCCGCGCCGCGTCGGCGTGCGCCGCTGCGAGTCCACCGACCAGTGCGGTCGCGCCCATGATCGCGATGCCCCACGGGCCGCCGAGCGCCGACATCAGCCCGCCAGCAGCCATGGACAGGCCCGATCCGGCCGCCCGAGCGGCGCCCATCACCGTGCTCATGCCCCTCATCGACGTCACCGCGTTCGACCCGGCCTGCTGAATCCGTTGCAGCGGACCAATATTCTGGACCAACTGCGTGCGCAGGAAGGTGTTGTTTTGCGCGAACGTCTTGGCCTGCTGCGCCCCCTCCAGGTAGGCCGCGCGCATGCGTCCCACCGGGCCGAGAGTGCCCTCGGTGGCGCGCGTCAACAGACCTTGCTGCGTCACCAGGCCCGTCGTCCGGTCCTTGACATCGTTGAGCGGCGTGCGCAGCTCCGACCACACTCCCTTAGCCCGCGTGACGGTACTGTTGACCGAATTCAGCACGGGTGGAAGCAGTTTCGTCTTTGCAATGAACATCGCAATTGCCGCCATCAGACCTGTCGACAGCCATTGGTTGCTGCCGAACAGGTCGGCGATGATGCGCAGCGGCGGCTCGACGGCCTTGATCGCCATGCCGAGCGCCTGCCAGCCAACGACCGCGACACCACCAGCACCTGTAGCGAGCGCCTTGATCGCCTTGCCCAGCGTGGGCGCGAGATCCTTCGCGGCACCAGAGATATCGCGCCAGACGTCAGCGACCACGGCCAATCCGCCTGTGGCCGTTCCCTTCTTGAGGCTGGCGAAGCTATCGCCGATGCCCTGGATCACCGTCAGCAGCTTGTCGCCGCCGGACTGCAACGCAGGCTTGAGCAAGTCGTAGAAGGCCAGCTTCGCGCCATCAGTGGCGTTGGAGATCTTCTCCATGACGCCGGGGACACCCTGCATGTTGGCGGCGGCCATCGCTGCAGCGTTGCCCTCCTTCGTCACCGCAGCGGTCATCTTGTCGAGCGTCTCGATGCCCTGCTGACCGGCGATCATCGCGCCGCGGATCGCGTCGGTGCCGAACACCGTTGCGACGTTCTCCTGGAAATCGTCGGGGCGCATACGGCTCGACGCCTCGCCGATCTGCCGGAACAGCTCGCGCATACCGACGAACTCGCCCTTGGTATTCCGGATGTTCAAGCCCAGCGCGTCCATGGCCTTGCCGGCCTGATCCGACGGCGCCGCCAGGTGAGTGAGCATCGTCTTCAGCGACGTGCCTGCATCGGAACCGCGGATGCCTGCGTTCGCGAAAAGGCCGAGCACTGAGACAGTTTCGTCCATGGAGATGCCGAAGCCGTGGGCCACCGTCGCCGCCTGCTGCAGGCCCAGCATGAAGTCAGGTACCTCGCCGGCTGCCGCGTTGGCCACACCCGCGAGGGCGTCGGCGACGTGGTTCGCGTCCTCGGCCTTGAGTTGGTAGGCGTTGATGATGTTGCCCTGCGCCTCGGCGGCGGTGGCTGCGTCGATCGACGCGGCGGCGGCGAGCCGCAGGGTGCCCGGGGCCGCGCCCATCGCCTGATTCATGTTCAGGCCGGACTTGGCGAGCTCGAGCATCGCCGCTGCGGCGTCCGCTGCGGAGGCACCGACGATGGTGGTGTCGGCGCCGAGCTGCTGAGCCTTCTCCGACGCCTTGGCCATCATCTGGGCGCTCGCCCCGGTGACGCCTTGCAGCCGGTTCAAGTTCGACTCCATGTCGACGCCGGCCTTGACCGACTGCTTGATGGTCGAGAAGAGACCCGCGCCGCCGACCAACGCCATCGCCGGGCCGATCACCTTCTTGAATCCGGCGGCGAACCGGGTGGCCGACTCGGTGCCGGCCCGTTCGGCCTGCTGCCCGGCGGCCGAGAAGTTGTACCCCAGAGGCGTTCTCGCGCCAGACCGGCTCGCGGCAGCCTGCGCGGCGTTGGCCTCACGTTGCGCTGAAGCCTGCGCCTTCTGCGCCTGCGTGAGCCCCTTGGTCGCGCGAGTCAGGCCGTCAGCGGTCAGCTCCTGCGTGCGCTGCGCCCGCGCCACCGACTCCGCCGCGGTGGCCCGCTGCAGTTCCGTCGCCTTCGCATTGCTCGAGACCTGCTGGTAGCGCTTCTGCGCGAGCTCGAGGCGGCCGAGAGCGTCGGCGTCGGCCTTGCGGGCCTTCTGCACAGAGATCGTCTGGCGCTCGACCTGCCGCAGCGACTCGACGACCTTGGCGCCGCTGGCGTTGACGGCCTTGAGCATCGAGTCGCCCATGACCTTCGTCGCCCGGCCGAAGCGAGACGCGGCCTCCTTGCCGATCTTCTCCACGCCGGGGGCGATCCGAGACGCCTCCGGCATGAGCGGCACCCAGACCTGGGCCAGCTCGACAGCATTGCTCATGTTCGAGCCTTTCGAGAAAGTTTGTATCGGGGTGCGTCACCTGCGCGCGCACTCATACCCAGATGACGCACCCCGACTGGGCCGCCCGGAACGTGAGGCGGCCCTGGCCCCTTCCATCCGCGATCCCACCACGGGGCCAAGTCTCTTATTGGTCGGCTTGACTCGGCATGGTCCATCCGCCCCCGGTGTCCGGCTTGACCGGTTCGGCAGCACGACCCATGTGTCCGCTATTGAATTTCTGTTCCTGTAGGCGTCGGAACTGGGCGTCGAAGTTCTTGCGGCGCTGCATCTCTGCCTCTTTGAGGGCTTCCAGATCTTCCCCCCGGTATCTGATCGACCCGCCCCTGGGTGAAATCGATTGACGGTCGGTGAGCAGTTCCGCAGTTCGAGCTTCGATCAGGTCGACGACCAGCGTCGAGGCATCGAGCATTACCCGGTCGCTCTGAATAATGCGCGCAGCCTCGGCCTTGGTCAGCCGCCCTTGCGGAGCACTTTGTGAGCTACCTGACAGCCGTTGCCTCGCTGCCGCCCGCTTCTTCTCGTCGGCCATCGATATCGCCAACGCTTCCGCTCGGCTCATCGTCTTTCCCTTCCGTCGTCGCTTGCCGATTTCAGCGGTGGTGGTCGGATTGGCTCCGAAGTTGACCACCGAGACGTCGCCCTTGTGCAGCGACACCTCCGTGATGAGCCTGAACGATTGGTTATCGTCGGACCCCGGTGCCGCAGACCACGATTGAGACTTCACCCTGAACGCGAACGACATCTCGTCCATGTCACCGCGGCGCATCTTCGCCTCGAGGCGTTGCACGTCTGGGTCGGAGCGGTCCAGCATCGCGCGGACCTTCAGGCCGTGGTCATCTACCGACAGCTCGAGGCTGCCGGACTTGGTCCGGGCCAGTGGCATGCCCTCGTGGTTGATGAGCAGATGGACGTCGGGCTTTTCGCGCAGCGTCTTGTCGAACGCGTGTCGGTCGAGCTGCTCGATCCACCCGTAATTTGCAGGGCCGCCGTACATCTCGTAACCCTCAAATGTCGAGGCATACCCCGTCAGGATGAGCGCATCGGCGCCGGCCTCGGTCCGCAGTTCCCATCCAGTGTGGGCTCGCCGCACTTCTCTGGAATCGAGGAGGTCGTCGCGGTTGCGGCCACGGACTGTCACTTGGCGTCTCCTCGGAAGCCGTCGAGAACTGCGGTCCAGAACGGTTTGTCGGTC